ACAAACGATTGTTCATCTTAAATTGCCAATTAAGATTTTACTGTTTAATAATGGTGGTTATGGATCTATTATAATAACTCAACAAGCGTTTTTTAAATCTAAATATGGATGTGATTCTGAATCCGACTTGTCATTTCCTGACCATGAAAGAATTGCTTTAGCTTACGGAATAAAATACATATCATTAAAAAATTATAACGATGTTGAGATAAAATTTAAAGAATTTTTTGAAACAAACGAAGCCATCATTTTGGAAATATTCTGCTGCGTTCAAGCTCGGGTGCCAAAATTGAGCGCATTTAAAAATGATGACGGAACATTTACAAACAGACCCTTGGAAGACATGGAACCATTCTTGTCAAGAGAAGAAATCAACAAAGAAATGACAATTGAAATGATTTAAATATAAACTTTAGACATTAAAAATGCATAAACAAATAAATAAAGGTGTTATATCAAATGTAGAAAGTTTAAATTGTTTAAACGGTTTATTAGAAAATTTAAATATTCTTAAAAGTTTAGGATGCTCTGGAATAAAAGTTTCATTTGAAGATGAAGGTGTCCAATTGAATGAGGTTATAACAATGAGATATTTGACATCTTTACTAAATTTAAAATTATCCGTAAAAATAGGAGGTTGTGAATCAAAATCTGATATTACAAATTGTTGTATATTATGTAGTGATGTCATTATCGCTCCCATGATTGAATCAAATTTTGCCTTGCAAAAATTTATTAATGCCGTTCTAAAGTCAAAATATCATGGTAAAGTTGGATTTAATATAGAAACCATTACAGGTGTAACTAATTTAAGTAGTTTTTTACCTGTTTTATCGAATGTTGATTCAATCGTTTTTGGAAGAGTTGATTATGTATCATCTTTAGGCAAAGATCGCAGTGTTGTAGATGATTGTGATACACTTAATACTGTTTATAATGTTTTTAAAACTGTAAAATCACAAATTTCTATCAATACATGTCTAGGAGGAGCAATTTCATCCAAATCCAAAGAATTTATAACCAAACTTGTAGAAAATCTATTATTGGATTATTTTGAAACCAGATATGTTATATTTGACACAAAAAAAATTAATATGAATAATTTTGAAAGTCTTATTCATAATGCGGCAAAATTTGAATTAGCCTGGCTACAATTTGTTAAACAAAGATATAATAATTATTCTGTAAAAGATGGTCAAAGAATTTTAATGATTGAGGATAGATTTAAAACAGCAATCTAAAAATACTAATAAAAAAAAAACAATTTAATTTCCAAAATTGTTTTTACATTAAAAATTTGATGACTACTTGTTTTTATAAACCGTTTAGAGGACAGACCATTGGCAAAAGTTGATGGTGTTGCACTCATCTTCCTCGCAGCAGACATCGACGGACTCCTCAGAGCTCTCGAGGATGGCGCATGGGTAGAGGACTGGGACAGGTGTAAGACGGACATTGACGACGAGTCTGTAGAATTCGCTGGCGTAGGAGACGAATCTGTAAGCATAGGTTTGGTTGGTTGGGTCGGTAACATCGGGGGCGACAAATTCGAACCAGGTAGAAGGGGTGGCGAGGAGAGTCTCGTAGGTGATGAGACTGTTGAGTTTGCCGTTTCTGGACAAGACATCGAACTTGGCAGAGAAGTCGGTGGGGATCAAGCTGGTGGGGGGAGTAGAGGTAGCAATTACCTTTTGGGTGTTGTATTCGTAGACATAAGCGCTAACGATGGGGTCAGAGGGGGAGATGACACCGTTGTTGTTGATGATGCAGCTTACGAGTTTGTCCAAATTGGCGGACAAAAGGTCATTGGAAGCACCTTGGTTAACAATGACGTTGGAAGCATCGACAATAAGTTGGGGGAGACCACCAGTTTGGTTAGCGGTATCCGTGCAGTCGATAGCAACGATGGATTTGGTGATGACGGTTCTGTTGATGATTTCAGCAAAGTCGGCTCTAGCCCAGCATCCACCAGTGGGGACGACTAAGAAGTTAGGGTCGGCAATGGTATTGACGCAAGGGGAAGGTAATGGAACAGGGCATTTTGTTTGGCTACTTGATGGCATTTTTCCTTTATTTTATTGAATGAAATTTTTTTTTTTTTTAATATTTTTTTTTCATTTAAAAACGAAATTTTTTAAATAAAAATGAAATTTTCAAATCTTTTATTCTTATTGTTTCCTATTATTGCTTCAAGCCGTATTTTAGAACCAAAATCTGTGAATGTTTCCTTTTTAAATGGGTCATGGATTCAAATGTATAGTAGTAAATATGTTCAAGAGAGTACTGAAATCGATTGGGATTGTGTAACTGTCGATATTTCTGTAAATCCCAACAATAACAACATAAACATTACAAAATCGGCAATCTTGCATGATAATAAAAATTTGGTCACTACCCAAACACGCATTTATAATGCTATAAATGGTGTTGATAGTATATTATTGTTGTTATCTCCTATTCTTGGTACAAGTTCATCGATTATGCCAAATCTAGCTTTAAAATATATTAATGATAATTATATCATTATTACAGGAATGGATTATTTAACAATGTATATTATTGTTAGAGACTATGAAACATTTATACATTACAATGATGACGACGCGTTGCAATTATTAAAAAGCTTTAATTATACAACTTATTATAAATACCCTAATTTATCATTTTCTTCAAGTTGTCTAAACTAACATGATGGTAAAGATTATTTATTTTTGCAATAAAAGTGGCTTTCTTTTATCATTTGAATCATTTGTTTTGAATTCAAATTCGTGAAAGATGCTTGTATTAAAATTGCTATACAATCTTTCTAGATCAAATCGACAATTATTAATAAAATACAAGTTTTCCAATTCAGTTTTATTTGGAAAGCCACAATATGGAATAATTGTATTCAACAGAATTGGATGTTCAAATAAACTCCTCGTCTTTTCATAATTCAAAGTTGTGATATTCATATTTAAATTCGCCTCTGCAATTGCTTCAATACTTCCATATTGTTGTAAAAGCTTGTATGCTTTGTCGGGACCCACTTTAAAAATATTACTATTATAATCTGTTCCACACATTATACAAAAGTCTAAAAATTGTACAGGTGTAAATTTTAATTGCGTCAAAATTTCCTCATAATCAATTTCAACAAAGGTTCCTTCGGCAACATCCATCTTGTGTAACATAATTGGTACTTTATAAGCCAAAACATCTGTATCCTCTGTAAGCACTGCAGCTACTATTCCTTCCTTTACCAAGGCAGCACATGTGGCTTCTGCTTCTCCTTCGGCATCAATATAGGGAATATTACAGGCTTTGAAGAATTGCTTAGTTAACACAAAATCTTCGGTACGAATCGATAAAAGAGTATTTTGAAGTTTGTGTATCTCGGCATCAATCTTTTGTATGGTAACTTTTCCACTTTCATCCAACAATTTTGTGATAAAGGTTGATAACACTTCGTCCTCAATCAAATCCGTATTTTCCAAAATATGGTCTTCTGATAATCCTTGTTCTTGTTTAAGATTAAACCAAGTATCCATGATTTTAGCGACTCGTATTTTATTTTTTTCTCGCGCTTCAATACGATGCTTTTTTTCTTGATCTTTTTCTGGTGGAGCCTTTGTGTCATACACAAAGACAAAATGAATTTCATTATAACGAAGGACGCTAATAAGATGTAAAAAAGAATCCATAAAATTGTTTCCATTGGAACTTTTAAACTTGCACATGAATATTGAAGTATCAATAGCAATTTTTTTAAAGGCGTATTTGGATATTGGTATAGTAGTATAAACCTTTGGACAATATTTGCGTAAAAAGTTGTGTAAATTTTTGATTCCCATTATTATTATTTGATAAGAGTTGTGGTTTTATTGTTGAAAAATAATAAAAACCATACAATTTCATCAATTTCTCACAATTGATCTGTTAATGTTTGCACATCGACTCCATATCCAGCATTTGGTAAATATATTGGTACCGGTGGTGTTGTTGGAATAAAAGTATTAACATTATTAACACTATTAGGTACACATGGTAATCCTACAAAAGGAGCTGCGATACTTTGGTCTAGTAAATATATATAACTATAGACGAAACTCATCCTATTATCACCCAATTTTTTTAATGTACACCAATTTTGCAGAGTTTGTATTTCTCTTCTTTTCCTCGTCTGTCAACTGATTTGCAAAATTTGCAATAACTGTACGCAACTTTTCTGCATCAATCTCGGGCAACACTGCCTCTGAATAAATATATTTTACACCTGCAAGCGCATCAATCGTAAAAGTCGTGGGGTAATATTCTGTACATTCAAGTTTGGGATTCGTCATGATTTCTCGAAGTGGTACAGGCAATAGAAAACTCATTTGTGGAGGCAATATAAACATTAGCTGCTCAAGTGGAGTATAGGATGGTTTATTTTGAAAGGTAATGGAATTCAAATCAAAATGATGCTTGGATAATATTGTATACATATCCGATGGAATCGGTGAAGCTCGATATTCGTAACTCCAATCATAGCACGGGCATCCACACAAATAATATTTAAGCGTAAATATTAGCGATTCAAAATAATTAATCACAATTTTGGTTCGTGCTTCATTATATTCTTTAGGGTCAGCAGCATTAACACCAAAAAAATGCTGATAATACTGAGCCTTCCATTCATGTTTAGGTGCATGATAATTAATGACATTAGGAAGATGTCTATACTTGTCTACTTCAGGGTGCTTGGGATTGAAGAAACACATGTGTTCAAATCGTGATTGAAAAACTTGCAAAGGTGTCATTGACTCTTCGTCGCGGGCACGCTTGTTGTTTGAACCGCCTCCTTGCTCTTGTAAAATTTGATTGTATTCTTTCATCATTTCACCATTTTCCATTTTGGACAAGGTCAATACAAGATTTAGAAAAAACTCTTGGTGCACTTTGGGTATCTTTTGTGTAACTGGATCATAATCAATCAAATAATCTTGAATTTGAGGACGAACTTGATTATAGATTTTAATGAGAAGGTCAAGCCCGCCCGAACGAATCTTGAGAAAGGGGAGTGAAGGCACAAAATCATTTCCTACCATGAAGAGCAGGAAATTGTAATCATTAAGGATACGCAAATCATCAATTTTGTCCGTTTGATAAGTTTCCGTCAACTGTTGAAAAAAATCAGCACGAACCTGATTCAAATCACAATAGATAAATTCAAAATCTTTGCAAAATCGCGCTTCTAGCGGAGATTTGGGTTCTGGAATTCTCATAATTCGCGTATTATTCTTGTGCGTCAGCAACGCCAAAGAAATCATATCTCCATCTGGACTATAAATGACAACACCATCGTCTTGAGTTTCTGCTGTCTGATGCAGCGTCCGAATTCTTTTCAAAAATTTATGCTCCCCTTCTCCTGGGCAAGTTACATCACTTAGCAAAACTTGACAGCTAAATTTGCCCTGTTTCATGGCACTACGAAAAGCCGCGGATAGTTTTTCCATAAATTTAGTTCCAGGGCAAATATTAGGACTAGGATCCCACTCGATTTCTTTTTCCATATCCAGCTCCATCATTTTTGCTTTAAGTATTTCTTTTAGTTGTACAGACTTGTATCGACGCGAGCGCTGTTGCACCATTTTGGCTCGTGGGGCCACGCCGTCCATCGAAATATAGACATATTTTTTGGGCTGAACAATATCATTCACCATATGGCAAGTAGTGAGAATGGTACTTGAAATTAGCGAATCATGAATGATATTTTCATCTTGTGTTTTAATTGTCTTGCGTATCTTGTTCCAAGTGTTGTAAACGAGCGAATTAAAGTCGATAAAAAAATAATCGACAACTCCATCGGCGACAGCTCCTTGGATAATGCTTTTATTATTTTGAAGAATAGACCTAAAAAATGTTGGAATACCCATATTTGTTCTTAGGATTTGCAAAATAAAAGAAATGTCAGTTTTTATAAATAATTCAAGAGTGCATATTGTATCAATGCATCGGCATTTTTAATATATTTTTCAAGGTCGTAAAACGCTTCAGGTGAATCATTAATAATATCAATATTCCAGCTTAGAATGGGTTTCCATTTATTGTACTTGTTGAATGAAACCAATGCAATATAGTTGGAATTTCCTCCAAAAGTCAACGAATTAGGTAAATTCTTGTCTGTAATCATTACATCAATAAATCCTTCTTGGGGACGAAAATCTTTAGTAAAACTCAAGTCCATGCTTTTTTAAATTTTTTGTATAAATTTAAAAAAATCATTTTTTGGTTTTAAAATGAAGCAGTTTTTAGTTTACTTTTTCCAATCCATAAAAATTCAAATAAAACCCAAATTTGTTCCTCTGGTTTTGACTCGAGACCAGGAATTAGATATTTTTCGCGAAGATTTACTTGATTGGGCTCAAAAGTTATAAAACTAATCTTCCAATAATCAGTCTCTGAACCACTACTGTTTGGGGTTTATTTTCAGGATTTATTGCATCTATTTGTTTGTTAAGTACAATCGATTCAACAAGAATTTTTGAATGATGCTGTAATAAAATTTCAAA